TTTCCATTTCTGTTTCTACTTCTACATCATTTTCCATTTCTGTTTCTACTTCTACATCATTTTCCATTTCTGTTTCTACTTCTACATCATTTTCCATTTCTGTTTCTACTTCTACATCATTTTTTTCTTCTAATGATGATTTTATCATTGGTGATAATTCAACATTTGTCTTTGGTTTTTCATTATCAAATTTTTCTTTATTTTTTTTCAATAATAATGTATCAATTAATATATATAATAAAATTATAACTATAATAATTATATTAATATTGATTTTTGATAATAAATTAATATTTTTTATTACATCAAAGAGTGTTAATAAAAAATTTACTATTAGCATTTTTTTTAATATATCACTAATTATATTTAACATTTTTTATATATAATAAATATATTAAAAAATTATTTTAATTTTAAATAAATATCAAAATTATTTGTTGTTATAGTAACTTTTTCTTTTATTTTTTTTAATGTATATCTATCATTATAATTTTCATCTACTAAATTATTCATTACTTTATATAATTTTTTGATATTTTCACTGTCATTATTGAATATATATTTAATTAAATATTTAAATGTTTTTCCCAATTGAAAAATCATTACCTTTTCATAGAATAATTTTAAATTATATTTTATATCATTCATTACATGTTTATCAAATACTTCATTTAAAATTAAAAATTTTTTATTGATTTTTTTTTTAGAATAATTTTTGTAAAATTTATAATTTATTCTTTTATTTTTTTTTTCATAATAATTACTTAACATTTTATTAATTTCATATGGCCAATAATCATGTACATGATGACAAAATTTTTCAATGAATGTTTCTAGATGATTATTTTTATATACTACTAGTTCACCACTGAAATCAATAAATACAAGATTAAATACATTTTCAAATGATTTATTTAATAACATATTATTTGATTTAATATCTAGTAATAATATATTATTATCTTTTAATATTTCAATTCCATTTAAACAATTAAAAAAAATTTTAAATATATCAATTTCTGTAAAGTAATTAGATAACATGTTAATTTCATATCCTTTTTTTATTATTAAATTAGTTATATTTTCACTATGATATATTTCATCAATATATATAAAATATTTATTATTTGGATCTAATTTTTTTAATATATTTGATATTTTATATTCTTTGTTAATATTATAAATTATATTATTATTATTATTATTATTTATAATTTTTGATATAAAATTATTTTTATATATTTCAAATGTATTATTTTTATAAATTAATGATGGTTGAAAAGTTATCCCATGAACACCGTGAGATAAATAATATATTTTATCATTTAAATTTTTATTATTTTTCATACTATTAAATAATATTTTGAATATTATTTTTTTATCTACTAAATCATATGATTGACATTTATTTATTTTTTTTATAATATAATTTATATTTTCAAATGTTAATCTATCTTTATAATATTTTTTTTCTATATCTATTATATTTATTTTTTTAAAATCATTTATGATTTCATCAATTTCTTGTTCTTGTGTTAAACTCATTCAAGATTATTATTTATTAATATATTATTTCAACTTTAATTATTTTTTAATTATATTTTACCCAAAATGTACATATTGAATCAATATTTATTGTACCTGATGTTATTACTGCTCTTAAATGATCTCCTGCAGAGAAAGTAGTATTTAAATTATTTAAATAAGAAGTTGTTGCATTATTTAAACTAATACTTGCTGAACTATTTGAATTATTTATTTGAATATTAATTGTTGTAGTTGAATTAGTATGAGCAGTAATACTAATCCCAATTATTTTCCCATTTACTGGTTGAATTATTCCATAATTTGTATTCATATTAGTTCCCCCATATGAATAATAATTATTAGATGATAAATAATTCCATTCCCCTGTAAAATTACAAATATTACCACTAAAACCATTATTACCACTTATATTTAATGCTCCAGATATATCTAGATTTCCAACTGCATTTATATTATTAACTTTTAAATTTGCATATTCAAATGATGTAGTATTTATATCTACAACATTAGTTGGTTCAATCTCTAAATTATCAAATAAATTATAAACACCATCAGTTGCATCGCGTATTAATCCAGTAAATTTCGTAATACTATTATCTACATATTGAGAATAAAATCCAGAATCTATTATATTTGATGAATTATTATTTGCCAATGAAATCATACTATCTTCAACTTGTATGGTTTCTGTATCAAAACTAATTGCATTACCGAAAACATTTAAATCACCTTCTATACTTAAATTACCATCAATTTTAGTATTACTTGATATATTTATTTTATTATTATCATTAAAAATATTTATACCAGATACATTTAAATTATTTATATGTAGATTATTAAATTTATTTGCTGTTGTTCCTATATCATATAAACCATCAGAATTTGAATTAATATTACCAGAAACACCAAAATCTCCATTTACTTCTAATTTATATTGTGGGGTTGAAACACCAATTGCTACTCCTCCCGTTGGAATTGTATAAAAATTACTCCCAGAATTATCTACAAACCATATTATTGGTGCTATTTCATCTATATCTAAACCTCCACCTAAAACTAATGAACCTTGTATATTTAATCTATTTCTAAACATTGCATCTCCACTTACATCTAAAGCATATGATGATTTTGTTACATTTATACCAATACCATTATCATGAATTGATAATATATCCGTACCCGAACCTTTTCTTATATGTATATTATTATCAATATCTGAACTATCTTCATAACCAGATGTTATTTTCCAACCATCTTTTCCCGAAACATTAAGTTCTAATTTTGCATAACCTTCAGTACCATATATTTCTAATGATGGATCTGTTGATTTTATTTTTAATGTAGAATTAGTTGTAATACCACTAAATTCTACAATATCTATATCTTCATTTTTTAGAATTAATTTATTTTGTTCACTTGTATCTAAATATATACTATTTGATGTTGAACCTAATTTTAATCTAGGTTTTCTAAATTGCGACATTAAAAAAATATATATTATAAATATAAAATAAATATTATAATATTTTTTTATAAAAATTAATCTTTAATTACAAACCCATCATCTGAAATATAATCATCATCTTGATTAAAATCATCTGTATCCTCATCTAAATCTTCAAATCCTTCATATAGTTGATTATAAAATTCTTCAAAATCATTATTTGTCAAATCAATTAAATTACCATCTTCATCTTTACTTAAAAAAATTAATTCATCATAATATATATCACTTTCTGGTAATTCAAATTTATTAATATTACATTCTTTTCCTTTTTTATAACCCCATAATTCTACAATTTCATTATCAAAATCATAGATATTTAATAATGCAAAATTATGTAATTTATTTTTATTCTTTAATGATTTATGTAAAGTTACAATATTAAAATTTTCAACATCTAAATTATATTTTGACGAATTGTTTTTAATAACTGTTACGATTACCATTTTTATATATTTATATTATAAATTTTATTAAAATTTATTTTTATTATTATTAATTATTTAATTATATTATGAAATATATATTAGAATATGTTGAAAATAGTTATTATTTTAAATTCTCAACGGTAAATAATATTTATATTACAAATGAAATTATTATATCTGATATTTCTTACTCAAAAAGACAATTACTTAAAATGAGTAATGATATAAATAATTTTTTAGATTCACATGATATTATATACATTCCTATTAGATTTACATTTAAAAAACTAGGTGATGAAAAACATAGAATAAGTATATTTAAAAAAAATAATATAATTGAAGTTTTTGACCCAAATAATTGGAATTATGTGAATACATATTTTCAAAAAAATAATAAAGATACGTTATTGTATATATTAAATAATTCAAAATATAAAATTTACTTTTACAATTTATCTCTTAATACAATTGATGGTTATTGTGTAACATTTAATATCTTATTTCTTATATATAGATATTATTTATCGAGGGATGAGGTAAATAGTATATTTAAAAAATATGAAAAAAGAATAAAAATAAATTATGAAAAATATATAAATAAATTAATAATTAAAAAATCTATAAATATTAATGAATATATAAATATGATAGATACTGTTATAAAAAAAAATAAAATTTAAATTAATAATAATTATAACTTTATATTTTTATTATTTTTTACAAACTAAATTATATATAAAATATGGATTTTAATAAAAAAAAAGTACATTTTTCAGAAGAAATTGTTTCGGAATATATTTATAATATAGTAGATGATAAAGAATATAATGAAATAAAAAATTATAAAACTTGTAATAATAATATAGATTATATTAATGGCAGATTAAGAAAAAAAATAAAAAAATTAAAAAAATATATAATTAAAAATAGAATATATTTTTTATATAATCTTTTCGATGATAATATTTATGATATTGATTTAATACTTGATTGTTATGATGATATTTTTCATTAAAAAATAACTATTAAAAATATTATTTTTTATAGTTAAAATTATGGACTTGGATATTTATTTTATATCTTTATAACAATTTATACATATAATTTTTTTATGATACGAATTATCATAATATGATATTTTATATTTATTATCATTAGTTTTTTTACAATTATTACATATAATTTTAATTGTAGGTAATGTCTTATCTTCTACTATTATTCTATTATTATCATTTGAGGTTTTTATTATATTTTTATATGTTTTTTTAAAAATTAAATAATTATTACATGTTTTTTTAAAATTACATTTTTTACAATAATATATTATGTTTTTTTTATTATTATCTATTACTTCTTTCGTAAATAAAAAATTAAAACAATTATCACAAAATTCCATTTACTTTTTTTATTAATCAATTTTATTTCTTTGTATATTATATAATATGTCAAAAAAACATACATATATTATTCCATATTATAAACATAATAATAATATATTAATATTACTTGCTCAAAAAAAATTCTATAGTTCTCGTGATGGTTTTATTCACAGTAATCCATATCAATATGTATTAATTGGTGGTCATTTAGAAAAAAATTATAATATTAAAGATAATATTGCGAAAGAGTTTAATGAAGAAACTGGTCATAAAATTAATATGAATAAATTAAAATTATTAAATGTTAATAATAAAAATTTTGATATTGGTATATATGAATGTAATGAAAATGAATATAATAAATTTAAAAATTTAAAAAATATGAATTCTTTATACAAAGAATTAAATTATGTTTTCTGGATTGATTTTAAAAATGCTGTAAATTTTATGAAAAATAATAATAATATTAATATTAATATTATGACAAATGAATATTTAAATATTTTTTATTCAAATCTTGATACAAATAAAACCTGGTTTTTAACAAGAGAAATTTTACCAGTTATTTCATATTATAAAAATAATAATATGTCAAATAAAGAAGTATTAAAAAAAGTAATTTTTCCAATGATGAGAAATAGAAATAAAAAAATATCAAATCAACTTTTTAATTCTGTATCAAAATATATAAAAAAAAATAGTTATTATGATTGGTTTATTGAAAGTTTATATATTTTTGAACAAAATTTAAAATCATTAAATGATGTAAATAATAATTCAAAGAACTCAAAACTTAATAGATCTAAAAAAGCATATATACCACCACATTTAAGAAATAAAAACTAATTATCTGAATCTGATAATAAACATCCTCCTAAAATATCTTCTTCATCACTTGAAATTTCACATTTTGGCAAATCATCTAAAAATTTATTATTTTCTTTTATATCTAAATTTAAATTAGTAAAATCTACAATTACTTCATTTTCATTTGTTTCTCTTCTATCTAAAATTTCTTCCCACGTTTCATTTAATTTTTTAACTACTTGTTCTTCTTTCCACCATTTATCATCTCTCATAACATTTACTAATGAACTAAAACTTAATTTCCAATATACTAATTCTATTTCTTCGTTTATTTCTTTTTCTTTTTCTTTTAACCATTTTATTTGATTTTCTGTATTTAAATTAAATGGTGGATAAAAATATTGTGATTCATACTTATTTTCTTCATTTAAAACTTTTATTTCTCCAATAACTCCTTTTTCTAATCCATATACTGTTTTTCTATCATCTGGAACTTTTATATGATTTATATCAAATGTTTTTGGTAATATATCATAATATTCAAAATCATCTTTATCAAATACATCTTCTTCATAATCTTCTTCATAATCATATTCTTCTATTAAACATTCTATAAAATCACACTGTTCTAAACTACATACTTGTAATTGAACTTGCATCTGTACCCAATAGTGTTTAGGTACTTCTCCTGTTATTTTTCTTTTTGGTGGACATTTTATTTCTAACATTATTCCGTCTCTTGATATTCCATCTGGTGAAGCACCAAGTATATCAATATTTGGATGTTGTATTAAACCATATTCATCAACTACTTTATTATATCTCATTTCATATATTTGTTTTGCTATTTCTTCATATTTTTGACCATGTAATGTAAATTTATTACCTCTAAATTTTGGTCCTTCACCACATTTTTTTTTAATGATTGCATTTTTATTTGTATATTTTGAATATCCTAATATTGCTCCAATATCTGATGCAGTTAACATATTTTTTCTCATATCATACCATTGTTTACTTCTTTGTTCTGGTTGTTTTAATTTTCCAATAAAATTAACTTTTTCTTTTAGTATTTTTTCTTTTTCTTTTAATAATTTACATATATTTTTTTTATAATTTTCAATTGTTTCATTTATCTTTAATATATTATTATCATAATGATTAAAATTATTTCTAACTTCTATCATATCTAGATCATTTATTTTTTTATTTAATATATCTGAAAATTTTTCATAAAATACATTAAATTCTATATCTTCGTCTCTCTCTTTATAACATTCTAATATATTATTTTCATTTATTTCAAGTAATTCTTTATATTTTAAATAATTTTCAATTAAATAGTCCATATATAATTATATTATTAAATAAATTTTAATAATGATAATTTTTTATATTATAATATAATAGATGTTTTTAAAATTTAACTTTAATAATTATTATAATAGTAAAAAAATATATAACGAAGACCTTTTTTGTAATTATTTACGTAAAAATAAACAATATAAAATTATAAAACTTACAAAACGTAAAAAATTTTTAATTGAAAAATTAAATTTAAATTGGGATTATATATCATTATATGATAATTTAACTATCGATTTTATAAATTATTTTGATAGATATATAAATTTCTATAATTTATCATCTAATAAAAATTTAACAAGTAAACATATAAGTATTTTTTGTGAAAAATTAAATTGGATAAAATTAAGCAAATATTATAATTTTTCAATCGAAGAATTAAAAAAATATGATAAATATATAAAATGGGAGTATATTTTTTTCTTTAATAATAACTGTTCTGATGATTATAAAGTTTATTTTAATCAACATATGTGGTGGTTGTTTTTAAATGATAATATTAATACTGATATATCAAATGAATATTATAAATATAATAATAAAATTTTAAATAATAATATAAAAAATTATCCAAATAATTTAATTGAAATATTTAACTTCAAACTTGCAGAATATAATAATAATAAAATTATACTTAAAAATATATTAAAAAAACAATTATTAAAATTATATACCAATTATGATGATTATAATCAGATTACTAATTTAACTAAGATTAAATGTTATAATTTAGATAAATCTAACTTAAAACATAAACAAACACAAACTAATTTTTAATAATATAACTAATTTTTTATTTAAGTTTTATTAAATAAGTTATATATATATAAATGGAATTAGATCCATATAAAGTTTTAGAAGTACCATATGATGCAAATTTATCAGTTATTCGTAGTCACTTTAAAAAATTAGTTTTAAAACATCATCCAGATAGAGGTGGTAATCCAACTATATTTAATATTATAAAAAATGCATATAGTTATTTATATAAATATAAAATTGCAGAACAAGAACAATTAAAAAATGAACAACGTAATTTTGATAAATATACTAGTCAGAGAAATTTTCAAACAGAAGAATTAGATAGAAAATTTGAAAATTTAAAAATTAATGTAAATGATAAAAATTTAGATATAAATAAATTTAATACATTATTTGAACAACATAAATTAGAAGATGCAGATAGCAGAGGTTATAATTTTAAAAGAGGTGGTTCGAGAGAAGATGCAGAAGAATTAATTAAAAAATATTCAAATAAAAAAAATAAAAAAATGGAGATTCAAGTATATCATGATCCAGAACCAATTGAATTAACAACTGATAATTATAAAAGATTAGGACAAAAATATGTAGATGATTTTTCACAAAATACAAATAATAAAAATACTCATTATTCAGATTTACAAAAAGCATATACTGAATATGATACAACAAATATGAAAAATATTAGAACTAAAAATTATAAATCACTAGATGAATATCAAAATGTTAGAAAAAATCAAGATTTTAATATATCTCCAGAAGAAAAGGCACGTTTACATATGAAAAAACAACAAGAACTTGCAATGGAAGAAAAAAGAAGATATTATCATAATGAAGAAAATAAAAAAATTGAAAAACAATTTAATAGTTTATCTAGATATCTAACATTTAATTAATAAATAATTTTATATTCATTAATTAAATTTTCATAGTTAATATTTTTTTACATAATTTAGATTCTTCATTATTATTACTTATATTAATTTTTGATATACCTTTATATAAATTTTCATATTCAATTACACATTTTTTACATATATTATCATTTTTTTTCATACATTTTATACATAAATTTTTTTTATAACATATATTACATTTTTTTAATATGTAATATTTATATTTCATACAATATATACAATTATTTTTCTCTTTATTATGATAATATAATAATCCAATCATTTTTATATTATTGTAATCATTTTTATTTTATTTATTATAATATTAACTTTCTGTTTTTATCTTTTTTATAAGATAAATTCATGAATAGTATTATATATAAAATAAAATTACTCAAAAATAATTTAAAATAGTGTTTTTTCGAAGAAGTTGGAGTACTCATATACTAACTTTCTGTTTTTATCTTTTTTATAAGATAAATTCATGAATAGTATTATATATAAAATAAAATTACTCAAAAATAATTTAAAATAGTGTTTTTTCGAAGAAGTTGGAGTACT